GGAGGTCAATTTCATCTCCCAGTGTAATGATGCGATCTGGCCGGTATTTTTTAATAAAACTTGCGACATTGCGTACAGCAACTTCATCGTGATATGGAACCTGTAAATCTGGAACGATTACAGTTCTTTTCATTATTAGTCCTCATCGTCATCTTCATCATCCCAAGTATGTGGAATGAGGTCTGGCTTAGGGAGAATCCAATCTGGATAAGCTGATGGCTCAGTTATGATTCCAAGTGCTAGATCAACTTCAAAACCTGCGCGGCGAAGCGCCCGATACATCTCCTGAAGGCCGATAGCCCAAGCATCAAGTGCTGAATATGTATCGAGATCAATAACCTTTTTACGAGCCATAGTCTTATTGTGACTTATCGCATAAGATTTCGTAGATTTTATCAACGCGTGTCTCTAAACGATTTACTGAATCTTTTAGGCTTGAGCCGCTATTTGGCTTCAACTCCGCTAAATAGTGACGAACCAAGAAGTGCAGCATCGCAGTTACACCACCCAGAACCGTCACGATCGCTACTGCAAGTGCAGCGTAATCCTGAAGTGTCATTTCTTATGATCGATCTCATCTACTGCTGCTTCGACTGCATCAACCAAAACATCTTTAAAAGCCTTCTTAGCCCGGTATGACTTGATGGCAGCGCGAATCGCTGGAATGGCTGCTAGTGCTAATGCTGCGTAGATCATCTCTGTCATTTATTTGCCTCCTAGTAACGGGATATTAAAGAACGAGCCATCTTGATCACCTTTGCTAGTGAAAGAGATATGGCAATGATGGTTGTGCGGATTGCTTCCCGTATATTTTCTCCAGCGCCAGCCCAAGCGAGATGATGCGATTCGGCCTTTGAATATGACATAAGAGATGCGCTTCTCTCCAGACTTTGCAGCGAGACGAATCTGATCTGCAATATCGGGCATGAGGTCGGGCTTGCCTGACTTATGGACATCTGCATCAACATCGATTGCTCTGACAACCATTCCAGCCTTTGGATCAGGGTTGTGATCGCTAGGGCGCGCTGAATGACGGAGATCACCGATCCAGCCATCGGAACGTCGATCACGATCTGGGAAGGTGTCATCGAACTGTTCCCTTAACTGTTGAGCAGCTTTAGAAAGTGTTGGTTTCATCCAAGTAGCAAAGCCGCTTCTTCGGCGGTAAGCCCTAGGCGCTCCAAAACCTCAGCGCGAGCGGCTGCCTTTGCGTCATTTGCTTCTTTAAGTCTTGCAGCTTCAATCTGATCAAGTTTGTGCTGAGCAACTTCTTCAGCAGTCATATCGCGTGTTACGCCATCAATGTTTATTTGTAGTTTCATTATTTGACTCCATAGATATAGACAGTTCCACCGGCAAAAGTTCCTGAACTTGCAAAAAAAGTTAAAGATGTAATTGCTGCGCTTCCATCATAAACGGCTGATCCAGCAAGGCTTCCTGTGGTGCTGGTATTTGAATAACCAAAACTTTGCCAATGAACTTCAAATCTATCTGTTGCAGTTGGTTGGAAAATATCAATCATTGCAGATCCTTTGCGAAGATCTGTGTTATTGCTTGGATACTGATAAACAATGTAAGGAATTGAAGTGGAACTGAAAGCCCCTACTCCGCTTACTCCGCCGTCATTACGAACGCCCGAATAAGCATAATTTGAACCAGTATCTCCATTGATTCTCATCCAGGTTGATTCGGCATTATTGCTACCGTAAACGTTTTTTAGATAGATCTTTAAAGATGTATATCCTGTGCTGGTGATGTTGACTGTTACTGTGCTGGTAGTTAAGGCTGTTCCGCCTGTATTAAGTAATGTCATTCCGCCTGATACGGGTGCAGCCCACTTTAATCCAGTTGCAGTAGATGAATCAGCAGTCAAAACTGTGTCATTTGCTCCTACTGCTAAACGCGCTGGAGTATCGTTTGCAGTAGCCGAAATCAAATCACCCTTGGCATCGACTATTGAATTCTGAATAGCGTTTGAATCATCCTGAGCAACCCAAGAGAAGTCTAGGTCTGTGCCTGATGCCTTAGCTAGTACTTGGCCAGTAGTTCCACCTTTAAGGTCGACTAGGGCAGTATCTATATCCTGACCCAAGGCTGCAATGGCGGTAGCGCCATCCTTTACCAGGTCGGTTGATTGAGGAATATCCCAACCAAAGTTAGTAGTTGTTGTTGCCATTACGCTACTGCTCCTATCGCATTTAGCCAGGTTAGGCTCGTATTAAGTGTGTTCCAAGTTTCTGCTGCATTTACCTGCTCCCATTTTACCGCAACTTGGGAGAAGTTTATTGGAGATGCGTTAAAAGTAACGCTCAGGTTGTTCAGGCTGGCTCGGAAAGTCCAGCCTTCGATGTAACCCTGAAAGGAGCCATCGTTGATATTACCGGGCAAGTTCTGAATCCAGACTGGCTGGCCTAAAAATATATTGATTAAAGCATCTCGATCAGCATCATCGATCTCAGGATTTCCAAGTACGAAAGTGATGCTCTGGAATTTGGCATAAGGGAATGCTCGTAGGGCGATGTAGCGATCGGCTAAATCTTCAGCATCGGCAGTATGCTTAATGCGAGACGTGTACTGCTCGGCATAAACACCAAATAGGCTTTGGCTTTCTGTATCGGTAGCGGTATAACTCTGATTACCGTTATTGTCATAAACGATTGTAAAATTATTGCGAATATCCCCAGCTCGAGTGGTAGCCGCTAAACCAAGGCCATTAGCGTGGTTTGCATCTAGTGTGATGTATCCATTATTGGCTAGATAATCCTGCCTATGTGTTGAATCGGCATAACCTATGTTGCCGTTGGCATCCTCGTATAAAACACCAAAAGCCGAATTGGCAATAGCGGTACACAATGAGTAAAGGTCTGTGTTTGAAGATGACCGGGCTATTAGCTCATAATCACCTGGCTGATCAATTTCACCCAAACCGATATTTACTGCATTAGCCCAAGTTTCAGTAGGGTTATAAGTAGCCCAAGTTTGAGCCGCTGGCACTTCATTCCATTGCCCTAACAGGTAGCCTGAAAGAAGTGTGTAAATCTGATCCCCGTCAAAGTCCTGAGATAAGACTCCAGGATCAATAATTCTAGGCAGTTTAGATAAGGCTCCTAGGGCAGTAATAGTGGCAATAGTTGTATAACCCAAATCGCCAGCCTGATTAACTGCGATAGTAAAGTCAGAGATAAAGCCGCCAAAAATAGGGATATAAGTCCCGACTGAGTTAGTGACTTCAACTGTAATGCCAGTACCTACTGTGAAGTTATAGCTTGAGTTATTAAAATTAATTAACTGGATTTGGCAATAGCCTGCAACTGGCTGAACGTTGATATCTGTACGGCCAGAGGTGATTACTAGGTTGGCTATCGTTACGTCAGTAACTTCAACGTTATCGACTAGAACCTTATAGGCAGGGGTATATGCAGTCATTAGACGAAGGCCGCGCTGCCTAGGGTTCCTCGAGCGTTAGAATCATTAAGAATCTGAACTATCTGGCGGGCTGCTGATTCGCTATCGATCGCGCCATTGACCGTAATGTTGGTAGTAGATACTGGTCTGACGTTTAGATAACTTGGAATGCCTGAAGGAGTTGCCGGAGCTGAAGGCGCTGAAGGCGAAGATGCTCCTGAGACTTTCCCTCCATCAAACGGATTTAGGTTAGAGCCTAATTGCTTAGATAGATCGATCACTCGCTTGATCGCATTGTAAAGATTGTTAAAGAAAGTGACCACGCTGGCTAAAGCAGTTATCAAGCCCGATATGGCTGTGCCTATAACGCGTAATGCTGCGCCTAAAGTCTTGCTTAAAACTGGCGCTAATACGTCTCTAGCAAATTCTGCAACTGCCTTAAATAAAGTAAGAAGCGGCTTGAGTTCCTCGCTGTTGTCGCTTAACGAATTCTTGACTGAGTTAAAAGCGCTGCGAAGGCCATTAGTAATGGGTGTTAAGAATTCAATTACTGGGCGCAATTTCTCGCCTAGGTTATTGGTAAAGTCTGCAATAGCTGGGATAACTCTTTGAACCAATGTTTCAACTAGTGGAGTGATCGCTGTAAGAATGTAGGATCCGACAGTTTCCTTGCCTTCATCAAAGGCTACTTGAAGTCGGCTTAACTTTCCTTGGAATGTGTCTGCTTGCTTTGTCGCTTGGTTTTCAAAAGTGTCAGCAAGTTTAGCTGTGATTTGATCGAATGAAAGAGTCTTGAGTTCAGCCTTATCAATACCAACGCCTAAGCGACTAAGACCTGCCAGATTGCCTTCCTGAGCCTTTGAAAGGGCTTCTGTGACCGCCTGGAGAGACTTGCCGCTACCAGCAGCAATATCAAGGGCAAGAGTCTGTAATTGCTGAGCCTTGTCTAAATCCTTAGTTGCTCTGGTCAACCGATCTAGCGATGGGCGAAGTTCATCATCTGAAATTCCAGTAGCCAAAGATGTCTTGAGAATAAATTTCTCTTTAGATTTGATTGGAGCATC